GGCGACCTCGTTGTGGTCCCACGCGGAGACCGCGTCGAAGGCGGCAGCAAACGCATCCTCGGAGTACACCGACACCCGGCCCGGGGCGTGGTGGATGATCCAGTCGCCGGGGCCCGCCATGACGGGCTCCGGGGACGCGTCGATCTTGATCTCGAAGTCGTCGAGGGCGTCGATCCGGTGGAACTCCGCATAGGTGCCGCCCTGCTGCAACCAGGACGCGAGCCAGCGGGCGGAGCCCTCCCGGCCGGTGTGCTGGTGCGCCTCGATGTCGACGGACTTCAGGCGGTACGTGGACGCGGAAGGCGCGGGGGACGCGGGGGACGCGGCCTCGTTGAGGTCCACGGACACCGTGCCGACAACGCGGGCGCTCGCGGGCGGACGCTCGCGCTGCGCGCGGGGGACGAGCCAGACGTCGAAATCGATGACGGGGAACGGGGGGATGGTGGCCATGCCGCCTAGCATGACATCGCCGTAGACGGCACAGCCAGCGCCCGCTACGGTGGGTCCTGGTCGCGGGTTCGAGTCCCGCCAGCCCGCTGGGCTGTAGCGCAGAGACGGCGCCCCTGAAGCAGTCCGGGGGTCACCGACGTGGCAGCGCAGACGGAGGGCCCGGCACTCAGGTGCCGGGCCCTCCGTTGTTGCAGCGCTGACCGCGGTCAGATTGTACGCCCGCGCCTCACCGCCAGGTCAGCCACCGGCCGTCATGCCGTGCCCGGTGCAGGCCGAACCAGTGCGCTGGCCGCTGGCAACGCACGTGCACCTGCACCTCGAACACCGCGCCCGGCACGACGAACAGGACCCCGCACGGAGTGGCGTGACGGCCTCTAGAAACGCGATGCCTTGTCATGCAATAATCCTCGCGCGACGCGTCGTCAAAAGCAAGCGAGAAAGCGCCTGCGAAGCTGCGTCAACAGTATCGTCGTGAGCGCCATTCGGGAAGGCCGTGGCCTCCTCCACCAGCTCATCCGCGCCCGGGTGGAACCGCGGCAACCACACGTTGCCCGCCTCGATGAACGCAGACACGGCCGACGCACGAGCCTCCTTCGACCCATCCGGCTCCACCGGCGTCAACCCCGGCAGCTCCGACTTCAGCTGCGACATCACCGCGGGCCCGTTCGCCTTGTCCTCCACGAACTTCTGGTGCGACTGCGGCCATCGAGCCGACATCGCCTTGATCGCCCGGACGGTCTCAGGGAAGTCCAGGCGCTCGCGAACCTGATCCAGCAGGAACACGTCCGCGCCGCGCTGCGCCCACACCTGCCCCACCACGAAGTCGGACGTCTTCGTCGACTTGAACGCCAGGTCCCACGACTGCACGAGCCGGTAGTCCTTCGGCATCCAGCACCGGCCGCCGTCCTCAGACCACAACGCGGTGTCGTACCACCGCCACCACTCCCGCTTCCACACCGCACCCTCAGCGGGGGCCGGGTCGCCCTGGTACAGGGCGTTCCACGCACGGGACCCAATGTCGCGCTTCACCGACTCCCAGCGGCCCGTCGGCCAGTTGCGGGCCGACGGAATGTACTCGCCCGGCTCACGCCCCAGCGGGTCCAACGTGGGTCGCTTCTCCGTCGGGGCGGTGGCCTGCGCCCTGATGTGCAGGTGCCGCCACTCATCCGCCCCAGCCGACGACAGCAGCATCCCCGTGAGGTCTTCCTCATGCCACCGGGTCGACACCACGATCATCGCCGCGTTCGGGGCCAGGCGGGGCCGGGCGACGTCGGTGAACCAGTTCCACGTGCGCTCGCGGTACACCGTGGAGTCCGCCATCTCGCGGTCCTTCACGGGGTCGTCCACGATCAGGACGTCGATGGGGCGCCCCGAGAGGGGGCCGCCGATACCGACGCAGTACAGGTTGCCGCGGTGGCCGTCGATCTGCCAGTGCCCGGCCGCCCTGGTGTCGGTGCGCAGCTGCAGCGGCAGCCGGTACATCATCAGGTCGTTGCGGATCACCTGACCCCACCGTCGGGCGGTCTCCTCGTCGAAGCTGACGATGGCCATCCGCAGCTCCGGATTCGCGACCAGCATCCACTCCGCACCCCAGTGGCTGATGCGCTGCGACTTCCCCTCCTGCGGGGGCATGGTCACGATCAGCCGTTCGCAGCGGCCCTCCAGGACGTCCTTCAGTGCTTCGTCGACGAGCTCCAGGTGGGGCGGGTTGCGGGTGTCGGAGTCGAAGTGCGCGGCGTAGGACCCGGCGGTGGGCCACTTCGCGAGGACCGCTTCACGACGCTCCCGCTCCACCTTCTTCAGCAAAGCCACTTTCTGATGCCGCGGCAATGCTCGCCATGATTCCAAGTTCTTCAGCGAACCGCTCGATGTTTCGGTCGACACCATCGCTCACTCTCAGGTCCGCCTTGACCGGCGCATCCAACCCCATCAGCTTCGCGCGACGATCTTGGATCTTCAGCAGGCGGTCAATCGCCGCCAACTTCGGCATGTCATCCGGCAACGTCTTGCCGTCCGGATCCTTCATCACCCGCCCGTTCGACACCAACGGGTGCTCCTTCGCCATGATGCCCAACGCGGTGCGCCACAACGTATCCAGCCGATCCAGCTCCAGGTCCCGCAGCTCCTCCGCAGGCTCCGCCACCGCCGCCCGCAACGCCCGCTTCACCGCCGCCCGGACACTGGACTCCGCCAACCCCACCTGCGCACCGATCTGCGCGAACGTCATCCCCGCACTGCGCATCCGCGCACACGTCGCGTCCCGCTCAGCCGTCTCCAGCGTCCGCTCGAACTGCGTCGCCACCGGCGACTTCGGCCCGTCGCCCAGCTGCTCCATGCGCTCCCGGTGCCCCGGCGGCAACCGGTCCACGACCACCCCGTCGAGGACGTCACCCAGGTCGCTGTCCACCGGGTCGGTCATGGGCGGGGCTCCTCCTGGCAAGGCTCGCGAGTCGCAACGGGCAGAGCGGCGTCGCGGTGATGTCCCCATCGTGCCACCGCCAACCCAGGACCCCGACCCCCACCGGCCTCGCGCTGTGCGCCCCGTAGAGCCCTCAGAACGCCGCCAGGGTCACCGTGTACCGGCGAAGCGGTCTACGGCCCGCAGACGGCCGCCTGTGCCCTCCTGGCGGGGGATGCGAGGCCCACCGTGACCCGCCCGCCAGTCGTGAGGTCCCCAATGCCACCTCGGGAGCCCGCACACGGCCTCGACGTGGCCGTGTGCGAGGCGCAGGGCGGTCTGGTGTCCACAGGGGGCCCACATGCGGGCGAGGCGCCAGTGGGCGGCGCGGATGAGCGAGGGCATGGCTCACAGGATGCCTGGTCGGCCGGGGACTTCGAGCCTAGTTACGCGTGAGGGAAATATCGGGAGGTGTGTCAGTTACTTCCGTGTACCGGTACTTAGGTTTTGACCTCGTTCTGACTGGCGGTCTGTGTGGTGTGGCTGTCCGTGCTCGGCTCGGTGGTCTTGGCGGGGGTGTGTGCGTCGTCGAGGGGGTCTGGGGGTCTGCGTTGCGTCGTCAAGATGGGTACTCACCGGCTACGCGCGTCGTGACGTGGTGTTTGTGCAGGTCAGGGGCTGGTTTGAGGGGGCTGCGTAGTGTCGTAGGCATGTGCGTTTTGTTGCTCTGGTGGAGGTGCCTCGCGTACGCGTAACTAGAGCTCGAAGTTCGGAGCGGGGTTGACACCGGTTACCGGCGGGCGTAGTGTCTATGACAGCAGCCGAGACCGGTTGCGCCGCACCAGGAATCGGGAGACTCCGCTATGACCATCCAGACCAACACCGGCCCTCGCACCGTCTGGCGCTTCCCGATCATGGCGACGGGACCCGTCACCATCGAGGTCGGCACCGACCCCCGGATCGTTGCTGCAGCCAACGATCTGCAGGGTGCTCCGGCCGTCTGGATCGAGCACACCCTGGGCGAGCACCACGAGCTGCTGGCCTTCCAGCTGGTTCCGACGGGGGCTGCGGTGCCCGACGGTGCGGTGCACCTGGGCATGGCTTCGGTGCCCACGACGGACGGTTCGCGGATGATGGTCCACCTCTACCGGCTGCTCACCGACGTCGCCTGCCCCGACACGGTGCCTGACGACCTCTGAGAGGCCCGCACACGGCCCCGCTGCCCTCCTGGGTGGCGGGGCCTTCTTCGTGCCCGCAGAGGGGCGCCTGTGGCCTTCCATCGGTACAACGCCGTAGGGTGCTCGCCATGAGCACTGACGTCCCCGCTCGCACCTGCCGCGGCTGCGGCCAGCCCACCGCTGGCAAGCCCTGGCACAGCGACTGCCTGTCCGCCTACCGGGCCAGCCACGACTACCGTCGCGAGACCATCGCCCGCGACGGCTACGCCTGCGCCCGCTGTCCCCGCTGGTGGAACGCACTGGTCCTGGCCAACCGCGCCACGGGGCGGCTGCGTCCGGTCTTCGCGGTCCTCGCCTGGGTGGCCGCTCTGAGCCACCTGCGCCGGCCGCTGGGCAAGCGGCGCGTGGTGGCCGACCACATCGACCCGATCGGGGGCACGGGCACCCACGACCCGCGCAACCTGCAGGTGCTGTGCGACGAGTGGCCGTGGCGGCACAACGCCCGCAAGACGCGGGTGGACCTGGCCCGCATGCGCGGGCAGCGGTTGCGGGCGGGCGGCTCGTTCCTGGGGCGGCAGTGGGCCCGCGTCGCCATCGTCGGGGTCCTGCTGGTGGGGTGGGCGCGGCTGGACACGAGCGTCGCGTGGCGGCTCGCGCAGGCCGACCCGGGCGCGGCTGCGTCCTACCTCGGGGTCCGCGTCGGCATCCCCTTGGCCGTCGCGGTCGTCCTCGTGGTGGGGCTGGTCGTGATGGCTCGCTGGCGTAAGCGG